TTCGACAACGCCCATAATGTCGCGAAGACCCCGGCCCGGCGTAAAAAATCCATCGGTGCCGTGGCTGTTCAAAACGGGAGCGCCATTCTTCAAGCGGTCAAGACGAACACTTTTCTTGTCAACTTGCAATTCTTCGTAATAGGGGCCGTCCCACGAAAAACGCTTGACCCTCGCGCCGGTTGTCCAAACAAGATCAATCGTATTTCGTTTTTCGTCGTAACTTTCGGGCTTGAACGCGGCCCGAATAGAATTCGCCTGAATTTTAATTTTGCGTGTTGCCATTTTGTTCCCCCTGGTTTGCGGTAGGTGCTCCCGCGCCTTTACCTTGGCGGGGGTCGCTTTCAAGCTTAAGCCCAAGCCCATCAAGCGTATCTTGGTCTTTTTTGTATTGGGCCAAATGTTCGGCGGGGTCTTTACCTTGGGCCATGAGTTCGTCACTCAAGGTTGTAAGACCCGCGCGGATAGCATCAACAATCGCCGGAACTTCCTTCGTCGGGTCAATCATTTCCCGCGTCGGAGCAACATGAATATAAGTAAGATTTTCAACTCGAAGCCCCATAATAGCAGCAACTTCTAAAAAATCTTCCGCGATTGGATTAAGAGCGTGAGCAAAAAGAATATGTTCGCGCCATGCTTTTATATTACGGCCAAATTCAAGCCAACCCATGCGAGCACTGGAAAAATTCACTTGGGAAAGATCCCCGGTAAGGGCTTCGTAAGTTACTCCAATGCCCGCCGCAATGCCGTGCAAAACCGAGGACAAATATTCTTTATAGCCCTGAACTTCGGGCGGCTTCGTAAACTCGATTGTTTTTCCCGAGGGCAAATGCTCGATAATTCCCGGCTCTAATCTATCGCCCAAATCCTCTTCGTCGCATTCGTCTTCGTCGGAAAAGTCCGCGCTTATGTCGCGGACAAAAGCGGTAAAACAAGCCGCGATTTTCTGCCGCATCAGTTGAGCGTCTTCGTAATCGTCCAAGTCTTTCAACCGAACTATTACGGGCGACAACCAAGGCACGCCGCGAGCTTGACCGGGCCGATCCATACGGTAAACATGCCGAATTTCAGACGCCGGAATACGATTCGATTTTAGGCTAAAACCGATTGACCCGGCTTCATAGCTGCCCGGATGGGTTTCAAAAATATAGTAAGCCACACGCCGCCCTTGTGGGTCAAACTCAACACCTTGAACTATATAGTTCCCATCCTGGCCGGGCTCGGTGCGGTTGGTGTCGAGGAAATCAGATTCCAAAATCTGATATTGCAACGGAACTTTTTGGACCGCCGAATACCGCTTGCGAATAAAAACTTCGCCCGATTCCGCAACTGCATCCCAAAGAAGGCGTTGCAGACCGTAAATATTATGGCGTCCGTCAAAATCAATAGCGGTTGATTCTGCCCATTGCTTCCAAAGCTCATGAACCGGCGTTGCATTATCGCCCCGGAATTGCGTTTGCACGCCGTCACCGATTACGTTCGAAGTCAAAACTTGAATTGCCTTTGCGGCGTAAGGATTATTGCGGCGAAGATCCCGCGCACGATTACGAAGATGGACAAGGCCGGTTGAAATTTCAGCATTCGCGGAAGTCGAACCAGTTACCCAACGTGAAAGGCGCTTCGACTTGGAAGCGCCTTCATATTTACGAACTGATTTTTTCGGAGTTGAAGAAATCTTTTTTTCTTTGACCGGCTTTTTTTTACCCGCCATTAGCCCCTATCCAATCCCTTCGAATGTTTTCCTGTTAGGCGCGTTCCCCCGAACAAACCTTTTCCGCCGCATCGCTTTTTCAAACCTAGCACCCGCCGAGCAAGGTCACGCGCTTGCAACATTTCGGCAGTGCTCTTGTAAGTAATTTCTTTATCCGAATACTTTACAACTAGCACGCCTTCGGCAATCGCGGCTTCCAAAGCTTCCAAGCGTTCGAATGTGAAACCTGTTTCAAATTTCGTGCTTTTGCAAGCCATTATTTTCTTACCCCCAGAACTCGGACGGCGGACGCGGTGAACGTCTTCGTTTCGATTTTCTAGCCCCTGTGTCGGGATTATCCAAGCTTTGAATAGAATTTGCAACGTCGTTATTTTCAACCACTTCGGGTTCGCGTTCGCGGAACCGATCCAGCCCCGCCATGCTCGCGGCAGCGCGGTTATAGATTCGGCAATCCAACGCTTCGTTTCGTTCCCTATCCTTCACCCATTCCGTCATAGTGTGGCCCTTACGATTGCGTTTAATCACGGATTTTTCCGCTGTTAATTGCCTGAAATATTCTTCGTCGTATTCTGGGAAATGACAAAACCCGTGCGGTGTTTCTTCGGCCCCGATTGGCGGATCAAGTTTTAACCAACCATATAGCTCGGTTTTCAAAACTGAAACCCCAATGTTCCAAACTTTTACGGCGCGCCGCACTGTTCGCCCGCTAAACTTCGCGTCAACGCTTTTCGAAAGTCCAACAATCATGGAAAGGGAATCACTACCTTTAACCGGAACTACTCGGTTGCTAGCGAACTGCCGACAAAAATTGTAAACGTGTTGGGTTTGAAAGCCCGAGTCAATAGCCGTTATCTTTATCGGGAACACGCCGCCGCCTTCGGCGGGAAAAGTTTTTCCGAGATATTTTTTTAATTCGTCCCAAACTTTTACTTCCGCCGTATTGCCTTGGAAACTTTGAAAGTCGATAGACCAAGATTCTTTATTCTTTCCCCATCCCACAACTTCCGCTTCGATGCGGTCTTTTTGAATGTCAACGCCGCAAGTAAGAAACAAAACACCTTTGGGACAAGTTCCGATATTATATTTTTCACGGCGAAGATAAAGGCGCTTCCACTCGGGAGCTTCGCCGGGCTCTTTGTATGTTTGTCCTAATACCGTGTTGGTGAAGGTGCGAAGCTTTTCCGTTTTCTTTTCTTTTTCATACTCACGTTTTGCCTCTTCATAGTCTCGCGCTATCTCGCCCCACGAATACCAACCGAGCGGGGAATAGAGCGAGTTGATAAAAAATCCTATCGTTTCGTGGCCGGGGTTTTGCGGAATCCATTCGCCTTCTAAAAGCATTTTTGTCTTATTGCGTTCTTTGATTTCAACTCCGCAGTGTTCGCAATAATAAGATGCCTCTAAAGGTTTTCCCTCCGGCCATTGAAGGTTTTCAAATTTTAAATATTGTTTCTTGTGGCAATCGGGACAAGGAACAAAATATTTTCTTTGGTCGCTTTCAAGATACTCTTCGTCAATCTTGGACATGCCGTCCAAGGTGGGAGTAGAAACAAGAAAAGCTTTTCGTCGCGAAAAAGTTCTAGATCGAGCAAGAACAAGTGTAACCGGGTCCCCTTCCCCTTCCACGTCGCGGGGATAAGCATCCACTTCGTCAAGCATGACAAAGCGTGCGGGCATTGAACGAAGGCCAGCGGCAGAATTCGCCCCGGTCATGATCAAAGTCCCCCCTTCGAAATCTTTTTGTTGGACCGTATTGCTTGCATCTTTGGAACGCGGACTTGCAACTTTAGCCGAAAGTCTAGGGCATTCCTCAATAAGCGGATCTATTCGAAGCTTTGAATTTCTTTTAGCCGTGTCAACCGTGGGCTGGATAAGCATTATCGGCCCCGGTGAATGGTCAATGATAAACCCCAACCAATTGTTTCCGGCCTCGGTTCCCCCAACTTGGGAGGCTTTTTTGAAAACTATTTTCTTTGCGGGATGCGTAGGAGATAGCACGTCCATAATTTCCCGAAGGTATGGAGTTCTATCAGTGTTCCAGCGTCCCGCTTCGCTTGAGGCTTTTTTGGAAAGGATTCTATGTTGGTCCGCCCATTGTGAAACGGTCAAAATCGGATCGGGCTTTAGAGCTTCGCGAAATATTTCTTCGATTAGATCAAGATTGCTCATAGGGTATTAAGGCGGGAAAGATTTGCTAACGCCCCATTCAATTCTTCAAGCAATTTATTTTCTACGTCAACGGGACTTTCGAGCGAAAGAACAAGCGGCGCGACTTTTGCGGGGACATTTAGGATTGCGTCTTTCGTTTCCCCCACCAACTTTGCAATTCGCTTTCGAACTTCCTCAATATCGACAAGCCTTTTTTCGCGTTCGG